TTGTATCACTACGCACAAACAAGGCATTGCCTCGTATGGGTGAACTATATGCTGCATACCTACACCCACGTCAGTCAGCCGATCTTCGTGCTGAAACTGGTACAGGTGGATTCCAGGAGCTAACAAAGTACGTTGAGCGTACACCGTTCGTTGCTGGCGCAGTAGGCGTTATCGAAGGCGCATTCATCGTTGAGACACCACGTGTTCTTAACGGTCTAAAGTTGGCTTCAGGTATTGCTACAAGCACTACTATCACCAACGTTGCTTTGACATCTAACGTAGTAACTATTACTACAGCAGTTGCTCACGGTCTTGGCGTAGGTCAGGTTGTAACAGTTGCTGCTACTACAAACACAGCAGTTAACGGCACATTCACCATCACAGGTGTAGCATCAACAACATTTACATACGCATTGACAGCATCTAACATCACATCAGTTGCTGACACAGGTACTGTAACATTCACCAACAACTACCGCGCAATCGTCGCTGGTCGTGAAGCATTGGCTGAAGCACAGGCTGCAGATATCTCAACCGTTATCGGTCCAGAGATTGATGCGCTACGTCGTTTCCGCACAATCGGTTGGTACTACTTCGGAGGCTTTGCACGCCTTCGTGAAGCTGCGCTCTATCGCATTGAGTCTGCAGCAACAAACGGATAATTCCGCTAGTGCAACGGCAGGGGTGGGGTCAAACCCATCCCTGTCACTTAAGAAAGGTTGGATATGGCATACACATTAACAACTCCGTACCAGTGGCAAACTTGGGGCGCAGGCTATACAGAGTTCACTCCGTATGCACGCCTTGCAGGTCGTCGCTTTATCGGTGGAACTATTGATGGACCTATTGCTCCAAGTCTTACAGATGTAGCACGAGGCCAGACAATCATTGTTAATGGAACTAATGTCACACTAACATTGACACCAAGCCAAGATGAATTAGCAGCAGCTAGTTATTACTTCCTTGGTGGTCACGAATATACTATTAGCGATGAGCAAGCACAGGTACTTATCAATGCTGGCTACGGCGATTATGTGACACCTGTAGTATGAGTTTACATAGAAGGCAGACCCACCTTGAGTATGTCGAAGGATGCTTTGGCTGCAAGATAGGCGAACTAGAGTTGAGCGTAGGCGTGGCAAACCACAGAGGAATACCTACTGCTAAGCAACACGATAAGGAACTACAATCTTATTATGATGCAACACGACAGGGTATAGAACCACGTTCAACAAAGAGCAAAGATATAGATGCAGCAGTCCAACTTTCCAACGAGGCTGGTAAGGCTTTCGATGGGATCTCAATGACCTTCAAAAACTAAGGAGAAACAATGCCAAACGTAGACGGAAAGAAGTTTCCATACACAGCAAAAGGTAAGATGGATGCAAAGAAAGAAATGAAGAAGAAGATGATGAAGAAGGCAGCCATTAAGAAGATGGGAAAGAAGAAGTGATGTATAACTCAGAAAACGGCAAGATGGATGATATGGGCTTAGAAGAAGATCTAATGCCTTACCCATCAATGGATAAGCAATATCCAAACGCATCAAAGTATTCATCTTATGAATCAATCCAAACTGGTGCTCTAGGTAAGGCTGCTAAGTAATGAAGAAGGCAGCACAGAAGGCTAAAGTCGCCAAGGTAATGAAAGAATTTAAGGCAGGAACTCTTAACTCAGGTTCTAGTAGAGGACCAGTAGTAAAGAACAAGAAGCAAGCAGTTGCTATTGCTCTAGCTTCAGCAAAGATGTCTAACAAGAAGATGGGCAAGAAGAAGTAATTGGCTAAATCTCCAGCGTGGCAAAGAGCAGAGGGCAAGAACCCAAAGGGTGGCCTCAACGCAAAGGGTCGTGCCTCTGCCAAAGCGCAGGGGATGAACCTCAAGCCTCCAGTTAAAAAAGCTGAGGCAGCTAAGTCTCCTAAGTCTGCAGGACGGCGCAAGTCTTTCTGTGGTCGTATGTGTGGGATGAAGGCAAAGAACACTTCTAGTAAGACTGCTAGAGATCCGAACTCAAGAATAAACAAGTCACTTCGTGCTTGGGATTGTAGTTGCAAATGAAGAAGACAGCGTTTTGGGATAAACCAAATCCTAACAAGAAGTCAAAAGCATTAACGCCAGAGCAAAAGAAGAAAGCAAAGGCAAGAGCCAAAGCAGCAGGGCGACCATACCCCAATCTAGTAGATAACGCTGCAGTCAAGAGAACTAAGAAGAAGTAGGAGATATACGGTGGCACTAGGAACATACGGCACAACGTTATTAGATGAACTTAACCGTTTGGCTAATGGTGGCACCTATAGAGCACCAGGCGCAATGGTGGGCGAAGCACTTGCTGCTCGTCAATGGGCAGCACAACGCTCAGTATCAACAAACTTAACAGACACAGTGGGAGTTCTAAATGCGATTGCGGGTACGTCTACTACTAATCGTCTCGATTACAATGGTGTATGTAACCTCATCGCTGGTACTTTTCAACTACCTGCAGCGCAAGCTCTCAGAGCGGTGTCATCTTGAGTGCTAAATATAACTTGGTCTGTGACCAGGCAACTACATTTAACTTCCAGTTCCAGATCCTCAATGACAACACTCCTTGGAGTCTTGGTGGATACACAGGAACTATGACTGTTAGACCATTCGTTGGTGCTAATACTACAACAGTAGTTGCAACCACAGAAAATGGTCGTATGACTCTTGATGCACCAATCGGAAGAGTTACAGTTACATTTAGTGCTACAACTACAGGTGCAATCCCAGCTGGTCGTTATTCATACGACCTAGTACTTACATCTGGTGTAACAGTTACCAGAATCTTAGAAGGCAAATTTATTGTGACAGGGGCGGTAACAACGTGACCACTATTATTGTTATCGAAAACATTACCCCACAAGTGGCGGTAGAATTTTCGCAAGATCAAGGACCTCAAGGCGGCCAAGGTGCAACTGGCCCAACAGGACCTTCTGGTCCTGCGGGAGCAACAGGACCAAACGGTGCTACAGGTGCAACAGGTGCAACTGGTACCACTGGTCTGACAGGAGCAACAGGTGCTACAGGAAGTACTGGACAGACTGGCCCAACGGGTGCCACGGGGCCTAACGGCCCAACGGGTGACACAGGACCCACAGGCGTTACGGGTCCAGCGGGAGTTACAGGCGCAACAGGATCTACAGGTCCTACAGGAGTCACGGGAGCTACTGGACCTACGGGATCAACTGGCACAACTGGAGCAACAGGAGCAACAGGTCCGACAGGACCTGCGGGAGCGACTGGCCCACAAGGTGCCACAGGCGTAACAGGTGTTACAGGTAACGTTGGACCAACAGGTGTAATAGGTGCTACAGGGCCAGCAGGTGCGACAGGTCCTACAGGACCAGTTGGTGCAACTGGTGCTACTGGACCAACCGGTGCTACAGGTGCCGATGGTGGATCAGCCAACTATTACGATTACAGAACAAACACAAGTGCCACATCTGGTAATCCTGGAACTGGCGATTTGTTATGGAACAACGCTACACAGATTTCTGCTACACAAATTAACATCAATCATCTCAACGATGATGGTGTAGATATTGATATCTTCTTGGCTTTGATTAAGACCAGTGATGTTATCTTTGTACAAGACAAGAACAACTCTGGCAATTATCAAAAGTGGACAGTATCTGCCACGCCAACAATGCAAGTTGACTACATTGAGATTCCAGTAACCCTATCTACATCTGCAGGAACTGGTACAACAAATTTTTCTAATAACCATCCAATTATTGTGGCTATTATATCAACTGGTATCGTAGGACCTACAGGTGCCACAGGACCCATTGGTGCCACAGGTGCCACAGGACCACAAGGAGTTACAGGTAATGCAGGCGCTACGGGCGCTACAGGCCCTACAGGGCCTATTGGAGCTACAGGAACGCAAGGAGTAACTGGAGATGTTGGACCTACTGGTGTTACTGGTGCCACTGGCCCTGTCGGGGCTACTGGTCCTGCTGGTACAAATGGAGCAACGGGACCTACAGGTCCCACAGGTCCAACAGGTACCACTGGAGCAACTGGTCCAACAGGTGCGACTGGAGCGACAGGCCCAGGAGCAGATGCCATCCCCGTAGCCTTATTCTTGGGTGGTATGTAGACTTCTCGTATGAGATTCCACGTTATCAGCCTGCCCCATACACAGACAACTAAAGAGTACGTCAACTGCGCTTATACCGAAAAGGTTAGACGCTTTTGTATGATGATGAAAGGGTTAGGCCATACGGTCTATCTCTATGCTAGTGAAGATAACGAAGCACCAGTAGATGAGTTGATTACCTGTATTACTAAAGAGCAACAGCAAGAAGCACTCGCTGGTAAACACTTTACAGAGGCTGAGTTTAACAATGCACTACCACACTGGCAGATCTTTAATGGCAAGGCTATTGAAGAGTTAGGCAAGCGCCTAGAGCAGAAAGACTTTATCTGTCTTATCGGTGGAGCATCACAAGAACCGATTGCTAAGGCTTACCCTAATCACATCAGCGTAGAGTTTGGTGTGGGCTACGGTGGAGTCTTTAGCAAGTACAAGGTCTTTGAATCATACGCTTGGATGCACAGCATCTATGCAATGTTTAAGAACCCAACGATGGTAGATGGCAACTTCTATGATGCGGTTATTCCTGGTTACTTAGAACCAGATATGTTTCCGCTGCAAGAGAAGAAAGAAGATTACTACCTCTACGTAGGACGTATGGTAGATCGTAAAGGTATTGGGATTGCCCAGCACGTATGCAAAGAGATGGGTTTGAAACTTATCTTGGCTGGTCCTGGTAAAGATCCTAAAGTTGAATACGGCGAATGGGTAGGACCAGTAGGTCCTGAAGAGCGAGCAAAGTTAATGGGTGGTGCAATTGCCCTATTTGCTCCAACGCTATACATAGAACCTTTTGGTAACGTTGTTATCGAAGCACAAGCCTGTGGAACTCCAACGATTACCACAGACTGGGGAGCGTTTACAGAAACTAATCCACAAGGTGTTACTGGATACCGTTGCAGAAATGCAATGGAGTTTGCAGTAGCTACAGAGTGGGTAAAGAGTTTAGACCCAGTAGCAATACATAAGCGAGCAGTGTCCTTGTATTCATTGGATGCTATAGCACCACAGTACGAACAGTACTTTGCAAGACTGCTAACTCTATGGGGAGATGGCTGGTATGAAAGGAAATAAATGCCAACACTTGACGAACTGGTAGACGAGGTAAAGGCTAACCTACAAGGTTATGCACTTCGTCAGGACCGCATCACCTATGTTGCCAACCCTGGTGGTTTAACAACTACCAGCACAGCAATTACTGTTGGCTCTGGAGGAAACCTTGCTAAAGGTATTATCGAAATTGATGAGGAACTTATCTGGATTGATTCCTTTGATAAGGCTAACAATGTGCTCAATGTTATTCCAGGATTTGGCCGTGGATATCAAGGCACAGGAGCAGCGCCTCACGCACAGTATGCGCCAGTAACTCTATCTCCAACCTTCCCACGCAACAACATTAAGAAGGCAATTAACGACACGATCAACAGTTTCTATCCTAAGCTCTGGATTATTAACTCTTACACATTTACATTTAACGCATCTCAGGTTACATACCCACTACCTGATGAAGTTGAAGGTGTCCTATTTATCTCTTGGCAGACCACAGGTTCTAGCCAGGAATGGCTACCAGTAAATCGCTGGCGCTTAGATGGTATGGCAAACGCTGCTACCTTTAATACAAACAATACAATTAACATCTATGAGAACGTACAACCTGGTCGTACAATTCAAGTATGGTATACCGCCACGCCGAACACTCTTGACTCCAACACAGATGATTTTGCTGACGTGTCTGGTCTACCAGATTCTTGTAAGGATGTTGTCGTACTCGGCGCATCATACAAACTACTGTCTTATCTTGACGCTGGACGAATCAATCTCTCTTCAGCTGAAGCAGATCTAAACGATTCCAAGTTGCCATCATCTGCCGGTGCTGCTGCATCTCGTTATATATTTGCCCTCTATCAACAGCGACTTAATGAAGAAGCGTTGAAGTTGGCAGACAAGTATCCAATCCGTATTCACTACACCCGCTAGGTAAGGAAAGCCAATGACTCGTAAGTATTCGTCGATCAGCGTTGAGACAACGCTCCTATCGACAATCTCTAACAGTGCAACGACTATCACAGTTGCATCTGGTACAGGTTCTGCCCTTATGGGAGGTGTAACTCTCGCTGCTGGTAACGTAGACCAGTTTACAGTTGCCCTTGATGTTGACACACAGAACGAAGAGATTGTCTTTGTTACTGGAGTTGCTACTGACACACTAACAATTGTTAGAGGACAAGCAGGAACCTCTGCTATCTCACATACTGCAGGTGCAACAGTCAAGCACGTACTGACATCTTCTGACTTAACCTTTTATACAACAGGAGTTGCAACAGCAGATGCAGCAATACCTGAATCAGTAGTAACTGCCAAGGCAGACTTACTCGTTGCCAGTGCAAGTGGTGTAGTAGATAACCTCGCAGTTGGAACTAACGGACAAGTACTGACAGCAGATTCAACACAAACACTAGGCGTCAAATGGGCAGATAGTACAGGCGGAGGCGCTTCAGTCTCTGACTCACTGATGCTTATGGGCGGATAACTAACCAAACAACTAATAAGGAGAAATAAATGCCAACAACTTACAAAGTGCTTGGTCAGTCAAACCCAAGTGCTACAACCCTCACAACGCTATACACAGTACCAGCATCAACACAAGCAGTAATCTCATCTATCTCGATTGCAAACCTAACAGCAACAGCTGCTACATTTCGTATCGCTGTACGCCCAGCAGGAGCGGCAATTACTAACGCTCACTACCTAGGCTATGACATCACAGTCGGTGCATCAGATACAACGATCATCACAGTTGGTGTAACTATGAATACAACAGATGTGCTGTCAGTATATGCTTCAACTGCTAACCTAGTATTTCAGGCATACGGCAGCGAGGTTTCTTAATGACTATCAGTAGCGTCAAGACTGGCGCTATTGGTGACAGCCTACTTGCAGGCAATGCCTTCTTTCAACCGACTGCATTTGAGTCCATTGCTACTGCTACAGGTACAGGGTCATCAGGAACTGTAACATTTTCCAGCATCCCTGCTACTTACTCATCATTACAGTTGAGAATCTTAGGTAAAACAACCGACTCTAACGGTCTAGTTTCTTTACAGTTTAGATTTAACGGTGATACTGCAAGCAATTATGCTTACCATCGTTTACAAGGCGATGGGGCATCTGCAAGCGCATCAGGTTCAGCAAGTCAAACACTTATCGAGTCGGTAACTGGAATGGCTGGCGGGTTTTATGCTGATGTGTTTGGAGCAGCAATTTTCGATGTTCACGACTACGCATCGACAACAAAGAACAAAACTACAAGAATGATGCTAGGAACTGATCGCAATGGCGGCGGTATCATTCAGCTTCATTCTGGTTTGTGGATGCAAACAAGTGCGATAACTTCTATTACAGTTACTCAAAATGGTGGCGCAAACTGGGCTACTGGATCAGTTTTCTCACTATACGGAATCAAGGGAGCGTAAATGCCAACAACATACGAGCCAATCGCTACCACTACTTTAGGTAGTGCAGCATCATCTATTACGCTTTCTAGTATTCCTGCAACATATACCGATCTTAGATTAGTAATAGTTGGAAGAGAAAACAGTGGAAGCAATGACCCTGGAACTAATATAAATTTAACCTTTAATGGATCTAGTGCATCTGATTATTCTTGGACAAGAATCTTTGGAACTGGATCTTCGGTTTCATCAAGTAGTTTCACCGCTCAGGCATATTTAGGAATTGTGACTGTTGCAGGTGGCGGTGCAGGTTCTGGAGTATTTGGATTAACTGCGATTGATATTTTTTCTTATGCTGGTTCTACATTCAAAACTGCTTTAAGCAACCAAAACATAGATAACAACTCAACTGGTTGGGTCTTTAGATCAGTTGGATTGTGGCGCTCAACATCTGCGATAACATCTTTAACTATAACTAATAGCACAAATCAACTTGCTGCTGGCACAACCGCGACTCTGTATGGGATTCTCAAAGCATAAGGTATGATTAACTATGCCATATTCTAATAACTATCCTTGTCAGGTTGAAGGTTGTCACAGAGTCAAAAGATACAAGATGTATTGCCCTACCCACCACGTAAGGTGGAAGAAGTGGGGTGATCCACTAGGCAATGCACCACACGGCAATAATCTTAAGCACACTCATTGCACCATAGAAGGTTGCGATAAACCACATCAAGCTCAGGGTATGTGCCAGATGCACTACCGTAGGAACTCCTTGTATGGCGATCCTAATAAAGCAGATGGAAAACTACGCAGCAGTAAAGCAAGAGTAAACCAAAATGGTTATGTAGAAATATATAACCCAGAGCATCCCAATTCAAATACAAGCGGTCACATATTGGAGCATCGTTTAATTATGGCTGAACACTTAGGTAGAGATCTACAACCATATGAAAACGTGCACCATAAGAACGGTAACCGTTCAGATAACCGTATTGAAAACCTAGAACTATGGTCCAAGGGGCAACCTGCTGGACAGAGAGTAGAGGACAAAGTGGCACACGCTATAGAGATTCTCAAGCAGTATGCACCAGACAAGTTAGTGGGTGAGTCAGTTGCCTAGTACCTACACACTCATCTCATCTAATGTCCTTAGCACTACTGCTGCATCCGTTACATTCTCGGCTATTCCTGCTACTTTCACGGATTTGGTAGTGCGTTTTAGTGCAAGATTAGATAGGGCGGTTACAGATAGCACAATTCAAATTACTACAAATGTGAGCGGATCTGTTTATTCAGGTATCCGTTTACGTGGTAATGGTTCAGCTGCTAGCTCTGCAACCCAATCAGGTGTGGCAAGTTGGGAACAAAACACAATCAACGCTGCCACTAGCACATCCAATACATTTTCAAGCGGCGAGCTATACATACCTAACTACTTAGCCGCTGCCAACAAGCCAGCATCTTATTTCCAAGTGACTGAGGATAACTCTACGACCGCTTATGTTTTAGCGATTGCTAACCTTTTATCTTCAACGACTGCAATCAGCAGCCTGTCTTTCGGTGGTTATGGTTTCAATTTCGTCTCAGGTTCATCTTTCTATCTATACGGCATCAAGAAATCATAAGGAGCAACAATGACAACAGCAATCGAAATCAACTGCGAAACAGGCGAGGTCATCGAACGTCCTTTGACAGCCGATGAAATCGCAGCTAATGAAGCAGCAGCAACAGCGGCTGCAGCAGCACAGCACGAAGCAGAGGCAGAAGCAACAGCAGTTGCTGAAGCAAAAGCTAATGCACAAGCAAAGCTCGCAGCCCTTGGCCTAACAGCCGAGGAAATCGCAGCACTTACAAAGTAATTAACCATCAATCAAGGAGTAACTAATGGCTGTTTTTAGCGTAAAGAATAAGACGTACAGTAGAAGCCTCTTGGTTGGTAATGCTTATTACAATCCAGTACCACCAACGGTCGAATACCTTGTAGTAGCAGGTGGCGGTGGAGGTGGTAACAACCGTGGTGGCGGTGGCGGTGGCGGTGGTTATCGCACTGCAACAGGTTTATCAGTCAGTGCTGGATCGGCGATCACAGTAACTGTTGGCGCTGGCGGTGCTGGTGTAACTGATATGCCTGGACTTAAAGGCTCTAATTCAGTTTTTGGTTCGATAACATCAACTGGTGGTGGTCGCGGCGGTAAAGGCGGAGCCGCTTCAGGTGAAATCGAAGGTGGTCCAGGTGGTTCTGGTGGTGGTTCTGGTCAAGCAGCAAATGCTGGAACAGGAAACCAAGGAGGTTATTCGCCCTCTGAAGGAAACAACGGCGGCATTGCATCGGGTTCAGGTTTTGCTGGTGGCGGTGCTGGTGGCGGTGCAAGCGCGACTGGTGGTAATGGAACAAGCAGCAGAGGTGGTAATGGTGGTGCAGGTTCAACTTCTTCAATAAGTGGAACATCAACCACTTATGCAGGCGGAGGTGGAGGCGGTGCTGAGAATGGTGGAACTGCTTCAACTGGTGGTTCTGGCGGCGGTGGTGCAGGTTCTGCAAGTGGTGGTGGAACATCAGGAACAACAAATACTGGCGGTGGTGGCGGAGGTTCTTGGAACGGCAATTCAATAGCAGGTGGTAATGGCGGTTCAGGCATTGTAATTATTCGTTACTCAGATGCTTACTCAGCTGCTGCAGCAACAACAGGATCACCAACAATTACCACAGCAGGTGGATTCAGAATTTATCAGTGGACTGGAAGCGGGAGCATAACTTTCTAATGGCTAACAAAAGTGTAAAGAATAAAACTCGCTCAGGTAGCTTGCTTGTTGGCAATGCTTTCTACAACCCAACGATCTCTGTTGACTTTCTTGTAATCGCTGGTGGCGGTTCAGGCGGAAGACAACGCGGTGGTGGTGGTGGCGCAGGAGGCTATAGAACTTCCGTTGGTACATCTGGAGGCGGCGCATCTGCTGAATCATCTTTAACGCTGACACTTGCAACTTCTTACACAGTTACAGTTGGTGCTGGCGGAGGAACAGACTCGTCAGGTTCCAACTCTGTTTTCTCTACAATCACCTCTACTGGTGGCGGTCGCGGTGGTTACGATGATAACTTCCCTGGTGCTGTTGGCGGTTCTGGTGGTGGAGGTATGGGTGATACACCCGTGCCTACCTATGCTGGTGGAGCAGGTACTGCTAACCAAGGTTATGCAGGAGGATCTGGAACTGGAAGTGCAAACTACGGTGGCGGTGGCGGTGGTGGTGCTGGTGCTGCTGGTGGTAATGCTGCTTCAAGTGGCAACAATGGTGGTACTGGTGGTAACGGAATAGCATCCACAATTACAGGATCTAGCGTTACACGTGGTGGCGGTGGAGGTGGTGGTTCTACTGCAAATGATGGCACTTATTCAACGCCAGGAACAGGTGGCGGTGGTAGAGGTACAAATGATGCCGTAACCCCATTACAGCCTAATCCTGGAACAGCAAACACTGGTGGTGGTGGAGGCGGTTGTGCCAACACAATTAACACACCAGCCGCAGGTGGATCTGGAATTGTGATTATACGAGCATTGCAAGCAGCAACAGCAACAACTGGTTCTCCTACTTTTACAACATCGGGTAGCTACTATATTTATCAATACACAGGATCAGGAACAATTACTTTTTAAGGAGATATGATGGCACACTTTGCACAACTAGATGATAACAATGTAGTCACACAAGTAATTGTTGTGGCTAACGAAGAGTTAATCTTTGAAGGCGTAGAGAATGAAACACAGGGAGTTATCTTCTGCCGATCTTTATTCGGCAACGATACCAAGTGGGTTCAGACTTCTTACAACGGTAACATCCGTAAGCGCTATGCAGGTATCGGTTACACATACGATGCTGACAAGGATGCTTTCCTTGCACCTCAGCCATACCCATCTTGGACACTAGATGCTGACCTTAACTGGCAAGCACCTGTAGCTATGCCAGAAGATGGCAAGCCTTATGCGTGGTTTGAACCTAACCAACAATGGATTGAAATTACAGGCCCAACAAACTAAGGGGAACTAAGTGCCATACGGCGACGATATTACCGAGGGCATTCCATATACCCTTTCTAACCCTGCAGGATCAACTACTTACTCAGCAACTGGCGAGGCATACGATGTAGCTATCGGTGGCTTACCGTTCTTTCTGTTGAACTCTGACGATTCACCATATCGTCGCGTAACAGCGCAGTATCGTAAGCAACAGATTGACCAGTCACGTGAACCTGGTGAGCAGACACTGACCGGTTGGTGGCTACGTAGCCAATCATCCTTCCACCTTGGCGCTGGCATCAAGTTCTTTGAACCTATCCAAGAAGAGTCGCTACGCTTCCAGTACACAGAGTCAAAGGGTGTAGATGTCTGGACTAGAGGACAGGCAACCCTACTTAATGACACAGCCAGCTTCTATGCTGGCGCTGCACCTGCTCAGTTAATCGGTGTCAATGATGGAACTAATGACTGTATCTATGTCACAGATGGCACAGCGCTCAAGAAGATTACATCTGCTGGTGCAGCAACAACTATTACCCAAGCAGGCACAGCCTCAACCATCTATAGCCTTACAACTGATGGCTCAAACTATTATTTTATTAACGGCACTAAGGTACACAAAGGTTCAGTTGGTGCAACACCTGCTGACTCTGAGATTTACAATACTCCAGGAGTAACTAGAGCAACCATTCGCTTTGTTAAGCAGCGTCTGCTACTAGCAATTGGTAATGTGTTATATGAACTCAACGCTAACGCTACTGGTTCTGCAGCCCTGCCTACAGCTTTGTATACACACCCTAACGCTAACTGGGTTTGGTCATCTATCGCAGAGGGACCACAAGCAATCTACGTATCAGGTTATGATCCAAACGGTACATCATCTTCTGTCTTTAAGATTAACCTAGATGCAGCAGTTCCCAACTCACTAGGCTTCCCAACACTGAGTGTGCCTACAGTTATTATTGATATGCCAGAGGGTGAGCGCATCAATGACTTTGATGTCTACCTTGGTGTATATGCAGTTCTTGCAACAAGCCTAGGATTTAGAGTGGGCATCGCAGATGCCACAGGAGATGTGCAGTATGGACCGCTTCTATTCAAAGATGCACCGTGTAATGCTATTGCTTTCAGAGATAACTTTGCCTACCTTACATCAAAGGTAGATGGAGAAGCAGGGCTAGTCCGTGTTGATCTATCAACCATTGTAATCCCAAACTCTTTGTTCTTCCCTTGGGCTTGGGACTTGATTGCAACTGGTACTACAACCACAGCAAGTCAGGTTGCCTTCTTTGGTAACTCGGACAGAGCAGCATTTACTAATGGTAATAATACCTGGGCTGAATCTACAACTAGCGTTGTACCAACTGGCTACCTACGCACTGGCTACATCCGATACAACACACTAGAACTTAAGATCTTCAAGCTGATGCAGGCTCGTATTGATACAGCCAATGGCGGTATTAACATTGACTCTGTTGACAGCGAAGATAACTTCTACCGTATTGGTACATTTGCACAGCAATCAGTGGTGCCAGAGATTAACATTAACTACCCAACCAACCAGCAACCCAACCCGATCACCTGACCAACCGACCAACCGCCAACCCTTTGCCCTTTGCTTTCAGCTCGGGAAAGACCCAGCAATCTCCCAAGTTACCGAGCCTTCAATCCTGGTAACTTACTGGTCAGTAACAAGATCGCCCCCTGACTTCGTTATCAAATCGTTACCAAAGCTCGTGGAATAAATGCCCACCAAATGGGGGAGCCTGCCCTCTTTTTTCTGCTATCGTTAGCCCTAGCAGATCCCGAACAATCTGCGAAAGGGTAGAAAAATGGATAGAAAATACGGCTCACCAATGACTAAAGATGGTGCAATCGGAAACACAAAAATGTTTCAATACAAAGGCACAATTTCATTTCAATCAGATCAAGAACTCACAGCAGAACAACTAGATCAAATTGTTTTCGCTATTGAAGTGCAGATAGAAGAACCAGCAGACGAAGAGGGAAACGATGTTGAGTTTTCAACTCGTGAAGTTCTAGTTTCTTTGGAGGTTTCAGAATGACACTTCCAACAACCTGCAAAGACTTCGTTTCACATCCGCACATTGTAGAAATCACGCGCCGATACAAAGACTCAGAAGGAAACACGACAAGAGAAGAAAAGAGAGAAGGGTATTGCTACACCTGCCAAGAGGCTTCAGCATCAGAAACACAAGGAACAACCGCAATTGCTGAGGCTTTGATCGCACTTGGAATCCCTGCAGATGTTCACCAGACTGGGGGCTTTACTATGTGCGTCTACATCAAAACAGGCGATGAGTCCTACATCTATGCAAACGATGAGGGCTTTTCATTCTACAAAGATGCAGAGTGCGAAGGCTGGGCAAATTGTTCTTTTGCAGAATCCGAAACAACTCCAGAACAAAAAGCAAAGGCAATTCAAACAACAATGAAAACCGCAAACCTTGAGGCGTTGCCTCTTTAAGATCGAAACCTCTTCGGAGGTCGTGGCGTAATTCGTCACCTGATGAGATCAGATACTAGAAAAGGGTGCAAGATGACAACAGCAACAATGACAAAGAAGCAACAAAAGCAGGAAGACTACAACTATGCAAAAAAGCAACTTTTGGAGTTCTTCGTAAAGGAAGGCGATACCGTCTACACAGTTTTGAGAAGTGTCGCACCTTCTGGAATGAGTCGCACGATGTCCCTCAAGGTCGCCAAAGAAGGCAGGATCCTAGACCTAACCTATTACGCTTCAGTAGTTCTTGACTACCCACTCGTAGAGGTCAACGGATCCCGCGCCATTCGTGTCGGTGGTTGTGGGATGGATATGGGCTTTCACGTGGTCTACAGCCTCGCCCGTGTTCTATTTCGTGACAAGTACGAAGGACAAGCCGACGCCGTAGACGCTGGCTATTCACTTTCTCAGGCGTGGCTCTAATGTTGATGTGTAATAGATACGGATGCAGAAAACCAAAAGGACACGACGGAAGATGTGGAAAATGAAGAACATCACCCCGCGAGGTTGGTTCGTGCTGGGAGTCCTTGCCACTCTTGCGCTTTGGTTGCTGGTGCTGGTGTCCTCTTCTCTTTGGTGGGTTGGGATTGACTCGCCCAAAGCTGAGTTTCTCGGCTGGTGCTGGGGATCAATGGCGGAGTGTGTCCAGCTGTAGAAGCGGACTATCGGGCACCGGTTCGGGTCGGTGCCTGGTGGTCTGCCGCTAGATGCGGGAGAGAGCGAGAGAGGACGAGGATGAAAGATAGATACCTAGTAACACTAGAGATAGAAACCTATGACGGCGACCCAAAAGAGTGGGACTGGGAGAAACTGTCCACGGGGGAGGATGTAATCAAAATAATCAGCAGCGACTTTAAGGGTCGCGTACTACCAAAGGAGGAAGACAATGAATAAAGAATACTTAGAGGCTAAGTTTGATCTGTGCATAAACCAGGCTGAGAAGAATCTCAAAGAGGAGGAGATCGCAGAGGCTATTAAAAATCTCAAGCGTGCCAACAGTGCACTGTCCCAACTGTTCGGGTTCGAGGAGGAAGAGAATGAGTAGAGTATTACGCTTTGACAGTAGGGGAGAGCCATTCTTGGGTGATCCACCGAGCAACATTTACACGATACACCCGCCTAAGTCTGAGCTGATCCTATTCTATGAAGTGGTCGAGCCTGATGGCTCTAATACGTGGGGCGGAGCTAACGCTGAGCAATGTATGCAATGGCTAACCCTTGCACCCAATGGCAGCCGTGTGCTGGTCTCTGCGTGGGATAGTGATGAGGAAGATGCTCACCTGGTAGGGCAAACCATAGACATAACCGAGATTATTCAAGAGGCAAGGAAGGTAGGAAGATGAGCCTGGTACTAGGGATAATGATAGTAATGGTGGTAGCCTACGTGCTTATAGTGTGGGAGGACAAGCTGAATGACTGATGAGGTCAAGAGAAGGATGGAAACTGCCAGCCGCAAGGCGGTAAGAGATAGAAACTACAGAAGGGCAAGAGACAGAGCTTTGGCTCGCCTTGCTCATCTATACCCTGATACCTATAAGCAATTGCTCGAAATGGAGAAGAAACAAGATGAGTTACAAGGCAAAAAGTGGATTAGTATTGATGGCACTACTGTTCTTAGGGTGGGCGTACACACACGAGCCAACGGAGCAAACGATCTTGCATACTCCAGTAATGCAGGAGAGAACGAAGGCAACAATGGAGGAGAAGCGTGAGAACAAGTCACTTGCAGTTAGTTACGCACGAGCACTCGGCTACAATCAAGACCAAATCAGATGTCTTGTCACCTTATGGACCCGTGAATCCCGCTTCGACCACCTTGCTCGCCCAAGAGACGCTGAGGGCAAACCAAGAAGCTCGGCTTTTGGAATTGCTCAACTCCTTAGAGAGCGTAGTGGACAACCTGAACTTCAAATCCTTCACGGCTTACGATACCTTAGTCACCGCTATGGAGGGAGTGCGTGTCGCGCTCTCCAACATAGCGACAGAAGAGGGTGGTACTGATGCTGACCGGTGTTAGTTTATTTGCAGGCGTTGGTGGCTTTGACTTAGCTATGCAACGACAAGGAGTAAAGGTAGTAGCCTCGGTTGAGATAGATAAGAACTGTAATCAGGTATTGGCGCAGCATTTTCCTGACGCTACCCAATTTACAGATGTGACTACAGTTAAGGGAGAGGATCTAATAAATGCAGGATTTACACCAAGCACAGGAATTATTACAGGAGGATTTCCCTGCCAAGACCTCAGCGTTGCTGGCAAAAGAGCTGGTCTTGCTGGCGAACGAAGCGGGTTATTCTGGGAGATTGCAAGACTTGTGGAAGAAACGCAAACAGAATACTTCATCATCGAAAACGTCCCTGGTTTGTTATCCAGTAACAAAGGAGCAGATTTTGGAGTCGTCCTCGGAACGATGGCAGACATCGGGTATTCTGTCGGATGGCGTGTGCTTGATGCTCAACACTTCGGAGTACCCCAGCGCAGGCGTAGAGTCTTCGTCGTTGGGAGACGTGCTACTAGCGGAGGCGTTGCAGAAATACTCTTTAAGTCCGAGGGCTTGCGAAGGAATCCTTCGACGAGCAAGCAAGCGGGGCAAGGAACTACCGGAAGTACTCAAGAAAGCTTTGGTCAAACAGGCTTCGCCAAGTACTCACCAGGAGTAACAACACTTACAGCTACTACTTACAAAAGACCTGAAGATAATGTGGTTGTTACTTCATCATCTTTTGGTGGATACATAGAAGGAGTTGGCACCTTGCGTGCCAATGGTGGTGATCTAGGTGGAGGAAGTGAGAACCTTGTGGTTCACCAAGAGTAGGCGAGCACAGAATGTGGATGACTACGAGACTTGGATTGAAGGAGGAGTAATGCCAACGCTTAACGCATTTGATAATGGTGATGTGCGAACGACAGTCATTGTCTTTCATCCTCACTACCACGATGGAGCACGAGTACAAGACAAGACTATGAATACTCTTACATCACGTATGGGTACGGGAGGAAACAACGTGTCAATGCTTTCAGATCAAAGCGGTGTGCGCCGCTTAACTCCAGTAGAGTGTGAAAGGTTGCAGGGTTTCCCTGATGATTGGACTGCTGGACAATCAGACTCAACCAGGTATAAGCAGATGGGTAATGCTGTAGCTGTGCCTGTGGTAGAGTGGATAGTACAGAATATAGTAGAAGTGGCTAAGGTTTCCTAACCCTTTTCCTTAGCACAACAAAGACCCATCAGTAACGGGAACTGGTGGGTCTTTTACTTTATCCACCTGTAGAATAGAACCCTTTACCTTTGAAGGTGACTCCAGGTGAGTCCCACTTACGTACCATAGTTACGTGGCAATCAAAGCAAGATGGCTCACGAGGTTCCTCGTGGATAGAACGTTCAACAGTTAATACGTTGTTGCAATCAGGGCAACGATAGTCATACTGCATTAGAGCTGGACCGCTTCCTCTATGGGTAGATAACCTACTAACTTGTCAACCTTATCAACACGATCAAACTCTGTGCTTGCTGGCATCTGATGATTAAACCATACAGGCTCCGGTAAATCCATAAGGTCAAAGGAGAAGACACCCTGCGGGGTAGAGTTAATGTAGTAGGGGATTAGATCACGCTCTGCTGCTTGGGTGATGAGCTTGCGATACTTCATCTCTTCAATCAGCAAGGTGTCATAGTGTGTAGCCCTGCACTTTAATTCTATGTAATGACCTGCTTGCCTAGAGATACAGTCATAGGCATCATAGATGCCCTCAGACTTTACTAAATCTGGATACAAGTTCTCACGCAAAAAAGCAAACAGTAACTCTTCGTTCATTGCCAGGGACTAATCCCACCTAGATTATCTTGTAACCTACGCAAAGACTGAGCACACCTACGATCTGCAGTAGAGACAGCACACTCTAATACCTGTGCTATCTGTTGTAAGGTAAAGCTCTCGTGATGGCGCATACGCAAGATAGCCTGGTCTTCTTGATCTAGTTTAAGAAAACCTTTCTTGATGTCTATAAGGTTTGCAAGTAGGTTGCCACCTTCTGCTGGAGATGATGAGCCTTTGGGTTGTCCATCTCTAATCATCTCTTGTGCTTGCTCTAATACTGTGCCATCAATGACGGATGCAATAACAAAGGGAAGCAACTGACCAAGGGTAGCTGACTCGTAGTAGGCTTCATCATTAGTCTGATAGCCAGACTTGGATGCCTTCTCCTTGCGAGCATAGCGTTCTGCTACACGCTTCATCTGCCACGCTATGCGCTGCTCGTTGTGCCTGCGTCGCTCTTCGATTGGCTCCATTAAATCTTCAGTATGATCTGCTGATCTAGTCATAGCCCAAGCCATTAGCTCTTGCTTGATGTCATCCTTTTCAACGTGCTTGTTATACCTACGATGAATAGCATTAGCAACGCTAGGAACGAGGTCATAGATTACTGGATGAAGTTCAGTCATCGCATCACCACTATTGCACTAGGAAATGGAGCTGAGTTCTTTTGATTACCAAACTTTAATCTACCCCTAATAAATCTAACCTCGTGATGGATGCAATGCTCGTGCCACCAAGAAGTATCAGTACGTGCTGGTACTAAACACACAACTGTCCCCCCCCCGTTAGCAACGCTGTCAGCTTTACGTACCCAATCTTTAATAGTCCTACCATAAGGTGGATTCAACCAGATAGAACCAAAACTTTCTTTAGCCCAGTCTCTAGTAAAAGCATCACGCCTTAAGTGATCTGGATGGTCAGGACCATACCAGTTATCAGGTACCAGAGTTGATGAAGCAAGTGCTGCTGCATCCAAACTAAAGTTAAACTCTTTGTGTAACTTATCAAAGAAGTCTTTAGGTGTAGTCCACGTATCATCGTTAGATGTCTTGAACGTGTCAGTTTTATAGAAGCCTTCAGTCATTGTCCTGCACTTCAGGCCATACGCCATCTAAGACCATCATTGCAATAGCTGAATAGTTTAATAAATCTAAGAAGGAATCACGCAAGGACTCATTGCTTGGCTCAACGCCAGAGTCTAATAGGTTATTAATGCGTGCTATCTTATCCCACATACGTACACGCAGACCATTAAGTGGTCCACCTGGTGAGTGAGCAATGTTCTTTGGGCCGTAGTCGTGATGCTTACGCACCAATAGGTTGCCTGCTTGGTCCATAATACGCCAGACATCTGCAATGAAAGCATCGTTTATCTTATCGGTATAGGGCGCAGTAGTACTGTCTCTGTTTCCGTATTGATCTCTAAGATTTGAAAGCCCATATGCTGCAAAGTCTGTAGCATCGTGTCCCACTCTTGCCTTGTCATTGTCATACATTTGACTCCCCTATCAGTAACTTTCTCGTAGCATCAATTCCATTAGCCAAGTAATAATCATTGATGTCCATACCTGGTGGTAGTGTAACAATCTGTGAGTTCATTACCTCATTCGCCACGCGCTTAGCAAACTCAGCTCCAGGGTTAGACCCATCCTCTTTGACGTCATTGTCACCAACAACATAGATAGTTTCATAACCTACAAAGAGTTTTGGAAAGTGGTTCTTCCACGCTGCAACACCTGGCACACCCACTGCTGGGATACCAAGCTCTGCGCTAGTGACTATTGCATCTAGCTCACCCTCACATACAACGATGTGTGGTGAGTCAAGAGTGATGTCACATACATTATACAGATGTGCCTTCTGCCCAGTAGGACTGCCATACTTAGGCTTGGCATCATCTAATCGTCTAAACTTAAAGCCAACACAACCACCGGATGCGGTGATGTATGGGATAGATAGCCACCCTTCATACATCTCGTGACCATTGATGGGGTTAGTAATAGTTCCTAATTGGAACAGTCCTGCTGTCTCCTCAGAGATCCCACGTCCTTCTAGTACGGCTAGAGTTTCTGGACTTATTGCCTGTGCGTATTGTTGCGCCGCTTCCAGTAGCAATTTCGACTGCACGTTTGAGGCCATCGTTAAACTCCAAGTTCTCTAATATGCATACTAGGTTAGCTGCATTGCCACCCTTACCGCAGGTATGGCAGAAATATAAATTGTCATAAGTGTTGATAACTGCTGAGCGTCTACTGTCACTATGTAAACAGCAACGAACCGAAGCACTCTTGCCTTCACGTACTTCACCTCCATAGTGGGAAACAATAACTCCTATGGGGATTGAGTTTGCATCAACGGCACCTTTGTATCTGCTCGCCTTACGTACCCTGGACCAGTCTTGTGCTGGCATACGCACCCCTTAAAGTCGCACTTGTCGTGCCAATTAGTTGCACGCTTGTAGTGAACAAGTGTGTTCTCTTCTCCGCCTTTAAGACAGTTCTGGCAGATCATCTTCGGCTTCTTCTGTAGTTGAATCTTCAACCACTTCTTCTACTTCTGGTACTAGTATCTCTGTTGTTGTTATTTCTCCGCCTGGTACTGGCATAACTATTTCTCCTGTATGTTCTAAGTGGAAAATACCTTTTTCCCTGTGTCTTCTTATTAGGGTATGTAACCCTTTTTCACTTTGACCCGTAATGGCTAGACCGCATACACAATAAAAAGAATAAGCGGGACTTTCATTTGCATACCACTGAGCTGCGTATGGCATTACTGTTTCTCCTTTAACCATTGTGCTAAGTCTTGGATTACCCAAGCCTGATCTATTGAAGCGTTGCGACGCTTAACTATTACATATGACAGTGGTACTTCCCCGATACCACGAGCCTTAGCATAGTTAAGCGCCTCAACTTGCGCTTCTCTCCAGAACTCAGGCAGCGAAAGGGTTGCCCTGTTCTTGAGTTCAAGGATGTAAGTTTCTCCCGCGATAACAGTTACGATGTCGCCCTCATCCTTTGCCCCAGCCTTAGTCAGACGCTCTGCTATAACTCCAGCTTTGCGGAGCCACTTCATTACATCTGTCTCAAACTGAGAACCTTTAGTCTTGTTGTACTGACTCATCTACCAATACAACCTTGTTGATCTTGTAGATGACATTGCCTTCTTCATCTTTAACTAATTCAACAACACCAGATTGCAGTAACGCACCAACGAAGTTGGTCAGGTCAACCTTGATGGAGTCAACATCTGTACGCAGTGCAATGGTGGTATCACGCAGTGCATCAATCCTGAGATTGTCTCGGTAATAGTTACTAAGTGCTGGCTTATCTTCAGTTGTTTCTTCAGACATTGTATCCTCCTTGGTATCCTGCAATCGTATCTTTTCTTAACATCCAACCAAACTCGTTCTGGTCTGATATCTGTACTGCTGCGTAGTTTACCAGTAGCTGTGCATATTTGCTTCCGTCTGCAGTGTGTGCGCCAAACCGATTCTTCACCGGTGCTACCTTGAGTATCCCTTGCGTTGGGTCATAGCCCAGTGTAAGTATCAGTGCAGGTAACTGACTGACCTTGCCGTGAATTGCTCTGCGATGAGGTGGGTTAGTAGGTGACCCATACTCTGACTGTTCTGATACGTGGTGGAGTACCAATACACAGGCCTCAGTCTTGCGTGCCATATCGTGTAGCTCCATCATAATTGCTCTAAGTCCAGCCCATTCGTTGTCTGTCTCAGCAGTGATGTTCATTAGGTTATCAATGACTATCAACTCAGGTGGATGTCCATAGAGTTCAACATAGGCCCTGATCTCTAACTCCAAGTCATCAATGTTTGGAGATGAATCAAAGACCCACTTGATGTGTGAAAGTTTATCTAAGTGTGCATTGTAGTACTGGCTATTGTCTGAAAGGTTTGCCTCTACTGTCACTTGTGAGTGACCAGATAGATGCGATACAGACCTCATCATTACAGTAGCAGTATCAGTATCTGCGGAGAAGAAAAGTGTAGGAACATTGGCTTTGATTGCATAGATCAGAGCGAACATAGACTTACCAGCATTAGGTGCTGCAGCTACCATACATACCTGGCCTCTGCGAAACTTAATACCTTCTGCCTTTAACCCATTCCATACATCAGGTAGTGGCGTTGCTTTGGTAAGCACTCCACTCCAAGCACGGGATAGATTAAGCACTTTTATCCTCCTGGTTTAATCTGATTCCACGTTCTCTGCGAAGGCGTCTGCGATCTAGGTCGCCAAAGCCACCCCAGATTCCGTGTAATTCATTATAGATTCCCCACTCTGCACACTCAGTTCTGTGTAAACACGAGTAGCAAATAGACTTTGCAATTCTTGCTTCAGTCTGACCAATGCCACCTGATTCTTTCTCAGGAAACCAATAGTCTCCGCCTACTGTTGCACAACTAGGAGCTTCGTATTCCGAAGGCTCCCGCATAATTATTTAACCCAGATTGTGTCGCACTTATCTGGAGCACCCTTTGGTGCTGCACACATATAGCCTGACCAAGGACCCTTTTGTCCTACACCTGAACGCAATGACATCTGACCGTGCTTACAAGTATTACCGCCACCTGATGGTGCAGCAACTGGTGTTGCATTAAAAGATTGTGCTACTGATGAAACTGTTGGTGCTGCTTGTCCACCTGATAGTTCTAACCCTGTTGCTCTGATGTTCATAGCATTCATAGAAAGGTCAGCAAGACCTGTCTCTAATTCTGTAACTGTTGCTGCGTACAAGTTGATGAGTGTTCCATCATTTAACTTGTAATTGATCTGGAACTTTGTTCCTTCTGTAGCCATATTACTTGCCTCCACTTTGCTTGATTAATAGTCGCTGGCTTTCAGCTCCTACCTTCTTAGGGACAAACCCTAATAGTTTTTCTACTTCATCACTGTCAACTGACTCACGCCCTCTAACAGTTGTCCAACTTAGTTCTAAACCGGAATTAGTAGTACCTAGTAATCCTTCAAAGGATGCCTTCAAAGAATCCTGTCTAGTTTCTAGCTCTTTAATCTGTACTCCTAACTGTAAGTACAGTAGTGCATTTTTGTCAACATCTGCATCTTCAATGACTACATCACTGACTGGTGTACGTTCTTTTTTTAGACCAACGCATCCCATCTCGCCTGATGAGTCGTAGTACTTACAGTAGAACTGACAGTAGCTTGCATCTTTTTCTGGTGCTGGCGCTTCCTTTGCTTCCTTAACAGCCGCTAGCCAACCGAGTGCCTCAAGGGCGATAGACTCATCATAGTCCTCAGTGTGAACTTTGACATCACGTTCGTCACCATCTCTAGCGATTGCCACTAGAGATACTCGGTTGACCGCATAGCCGTTCTTAGCTAGGAGGTAGCCATACAGTTGCACCTGCCATCGTTGTTGTGTTGATGGGAAGTAAGAAAGGTTACGCACCTTGCTTGTCTTCCAGTCAATCACATCACCAGTACCAGGTACGAAACAATCAATGTGTGCTTTCATTCCGTTATATTCAACAGCAGTTTCAATCATAAGATCTGCATTATCTGCTAACGCTCTTTCAATTTCTGCGTGAATAGCAGTACCCATAATTGCTGCGAGTTTTAATTCGTTGTCATTAGTTTCAGGTTGATCGTTCAGTCTGTACCACACCTTACGACGACAGCCACCTACCTCTGATGGACCAATCTGTACCTGTGTAGAACGTGAACGCTTTGCATCACCTGCACGTAGTGCAGTAAGTAATAATTCTTTTGGGTCTGTCATAGCTTTGCCTTCTCTGCTTGATCGTGCAAAAGAAAAGCAAGTCTACAGGCTTTCCAACCTTGTTCAAACCAGTAGTGAGCTGCGTACTCAGTTGTTGCTGTAACTTCTATAAACTCTGGTTCTATGTATTCGTATGTATTAAACTCCATAGCTACATCCTCTCCTGTACAACCAACTGTAAGGGCTTGCCTGTATTAGCGTCAAGCACCGACGCAATCTCTACGGCTTTACGGGCGTGTCGCTTTGCATATTCTAATTCCATATCAGGTTTGATAATTGAAGAAAGATAGCCAAGAGCAAACTGACCACCACTACCAATGCCATACGCTCCGTTATTTGCTTGGAAAAAAGAGAGATCACAAGCAACACGAAAGATGTTACCGTTAAAAGCAAAGAGATAATCAAAACCGCCATCTTTTTCCACCTTGTTGTAGTCGTAGTTGTTATCGTTAAATGCTTTCATCAAACTAGGTATTACTTTTTTACCCATAAACTGCACGGGATCTTCACCACGATAGGCAGGTGGTTTCCAGTTGTAGGAAAGGATGTCACCTGGTCGTGTATCACCTGAGATTGCGATGAGAAACTTACCGACTGCAACAATCTTTGGCGTACTAGTAGATAACGTTACTAAATTGTCCTCAGTAATCTGTGAGTCAGCTACTAGAACAGCGTAATCAATACCTTCAAGTGCTGCGATTGTTGTCATACTAGAGAGTGTACTAGAGATCGGCGTGTCGTCGCGTAGCGACACATACTAGTCACTACAATATGAGCCGTGAGGCGAATTAAACAGGCAGGCGCCCTCAAGGGGCGCAGCAGTGGTAACCGTACAGTAACTCTTCGGTTCCGTCTACCAACCCTGCCATCGTTAAGATGGCGCAGGAATGGCCTTCCTGACCCTTTTGGGGCCGATCTGCGGGGTTTAGGACCACTTCACGTGTGTCCGTGTGGCTCTCAGGTTTTTAATGTAATGGCAGCCTTTGAAGACTACGAGCTAACCTGGTACTTTTTAGATGCAACCTGTGTCAGTTGCGGGAATCTAGTAGTTGTTCCTTGTCCAGTAGACAAAGATGAACCACAAGCTAACTGAGCAGAACGAAGTAGAACGCACTGCCACGTGCTCTGTTTGTGGCCCAACAAAGATTAAGTTACGAGATAAAAATAATCCACTGACTAGTAGGTACCGGTGCAAGACTGTATATAAAAGAAACTTAGTAAACTCCCAGTATCCATACGCTAGACATAAAGGAACAGAATGTCAACAATGTGGATTCATACCAGTACACATTAGTCAATTAGATGTTGACCACATAGACGGTGACCGTTGGAATAATGCGCCACACAATCTACAAACTCTTTGTGCTAACTGTCATAGATTAAAGACTCACCTATCAGGTGATTCAAACTCTGGCATATTTTAGGGACAAAAAAAGAAGGCCGGTCCCCGTAGGGACCGACCTCCTGTTTGCCTCGCGCTGATGGGTTACTTAGACCCACGACCAAACTCTGTAGCCTTTGGGTCTATTGCCTTAAGCAATGGACCTGCAACTGCAGCAAGTGCTGCTGATGCTAGGGCTTTTGGATCTGTTACGCCTGCAAGGTACAAAGCGATTACTGATGCAATGCCAGCACGTAGGTACGTAGCTGCAATTGCCTTTAACTTGTTCTTATCCATTGTTACTCCTTTGGACTTGTTGGTTCTTTCTTCTTTGGTAAAGACTTAACTGCTGCCTTAACCTTTCCGACAACCTTTGGCTTACCCAACCAAGGGAACCAAGGGGAAGTGTCGTCTCCACATCCTTCTTTGATCGAGATGTGAAGATGTTTTTCGTGCTTATTTGGACCTGTGTATTCACGGTCCCCTTCTTTGGCACGATCTACTGACCAGATCTTGCCTTGGAAAATAAGATACTTAACACGCTTGTCTGCTTTTAGTTCTTGAAATAAATTAACACAATCAATGCCACCCAACTTATCGTGGGTTAGGTCTACACCAAATCCAGTATTGTGATCTGAGTTAGGATTCTGATGGATGTGTGCTGCCGATGGCAGTAGTCCATCTGATGCTTTCTTACGTGAAGGATATAGGGCTGTGGCTTGTCGAAGGACAGCAATAGCAGCAGGCGTGGCTTTCTTTACAACAGGTTTCATTATTCTCCATCTTTCTTTTCTTTTGGCTTAGACTTCAATCCATTTCCTGCAAGTACTCCAGCAAGAGAACCAGTAAGAAACACACACAAGGTACTAACAAGATCAATAAATGCAGCATCGTTAGGTGCCTGTTCGCCTAATGGTTGTGTGATAAATAGCAGTGCATAGAGCAATGCAAAGACAGAACCAGCAAATACAATTGCAAGGATGATTCCAATTGTTACAATCAGTCTTGCGTGTAGCTCTTCTGGGGTTAATTTATTTCTTTGGTTCATCAAATACTCCAGGCAAAATGTCTTTGGTACAAGTACCAGTTGGTAAACATTGTGGGGGATTACACTCAGGCTTTTCCCAATTCTTAAACTCTTGGCAGGGATATCTAACCCAGCCTTGGTAACCGCAACCGCTAAGAGTTATTGCGAGAAAGAAGGATGCGATAAATCTCTTCAACCTGTCGCTCCAATCTATCTACCGAATCTTTAACACTTGATCCACCGTTAGGCTTGAGTTCATTGAGGTAATGCTTAACCATCCAGCGCACTGCTGCAGCAAAGCCACCTACTATTGTCATCACTGCAACAGCTATTGTTGCGTAGTCTTGTGCCTGCATCAGACGGTTCTAATCGTTACTAAGAGCGTTCCGCCATATCCGGAGAATCGCTTATCTGAAGGTGTTGCATTTCTAAAGTCAAGCTCTTCGATAAGTCCAATGTATGACTCACCAGTTCTAAAGTCTTCAACGCGGATGGTATCTCCTACGTTTTCAATAGATTCCAACTGACTCATACGGAAGTAAGCAGAACCTTCATAGCCAATCTCAACTCCGAAGTGATCTGATTCGTGGTCAAAGCAAGACAATGGATACTGGATAAGTCGCTGACGTGGGATAGCAGGCAAAGCCTTGATCTGGTAACCAGTAAACAATGGACCCTTAGATGTATCAGTAGTTGAACGAGTCAATGTGAACTGGAAGCCAAGATACTCTTGTGATGCTTGAGGATAGTTAATGTTAATCTCTGGCACTGTTGCCTCTTGTGCAAAGGTACCAATGCGGAAGAAGTTATCTTCATAGTCAACTGAGTCAATCAATATGCCACCATTGGTAGTATCAATACGAGCTTGCATTAACTTATAGATTTTTAATTCAAGTGTGTTGTATCGTACATAACCTGTACGGATAGTTCCTTGTGCTAGCAAGGTAGATGCTGATTGGATGTAGATAGTTCCATTAGAACCATTACCAGCGTTACAAAATGCTAGTCGGTAGGTATCACCAATAAAAGCACAGGCTGTTGTGTAGTGGCCTAATGTATCTGCTGGATCATACAAGTCCCAGGCATATGGGAACTGTAGATTACCTAACGGTTGACCCATATCTACACGAGTCACACCTACTTGACCATCAACACCAGATGCTGCCCAGATATATCTATCACGGAAAGCAAAGTCATAGACTGGTTGGTCTGATTCAAAGATTAAAGCGCCATAGGTAATAGAACCATCGAGCTGACTTGCATCTGCCATACGCATACCTTGGTTTGTTCCAATAGCCATATTGTTAAGGTAGTAGGCAATCTTAAATACAATCTCACCTACTGGTAACTCTGCTGCAGTAATAGCACTGGTCAGCGTAGGCATAGCACCTGCAGTAGTCAGAGTAAATTTGTAGATATTGGACTGAATACCTGAATATCCAGAGATGTAGATAGCAGCACCGCTAGAGGTAACGCTAGTAAAGATATGGTCACCATCTCTATGTGTATAGACAGCAGTAGGCATAGATGATTGGTTGGTTGGAAACTCATAGACTGAATCATTGACGCACATAATGATACGTTCTTTGGTGTATTCCATAACAGCGTTGGTAGTTGCAACTGTAGTTGACTGGAACATCTGAGTTTCTGCAGTAGTTGAATCGCCAGTTAGTGCTTTCTTATACACAGTAAGTCTTTGGTTTGCACCAACTAATTTATTTGTAACCCAGTAAGCATTGACTCCATCATCACAGATTGCAAATACTGGGTAGTCTGATCCTGAGTTATAGTCAATGAAGTGGATAACCTCTGCAACGCCTGTACCTACTGGAGATACAGCAGTAGATGCAACGTTAGTAGCAGTCTTAGCATAGGTAAATGTAGTAGTTGTTGGTACGCCAGTGATGCTGTAGGTACCGTTAAAGGTAGCGTCCACACCAGTAATAACAATTTCCATACCAGTACATAGGCCGTGTACTGCAGTAGTAGTTAGCGTGGCTACGTTAGAAGTCAGAGCCTTGTTGTTAATAGATACTGTGATCTTTGGAAAAACCTTATCTACATCGTACTCATCGGTGAGAAGCACACCGTCGTACTTAATACTGTTTGTAGTCCATTGAATAGAACGCATCAACTGCCAAGGACGACCATTAGTTTGAATACCACCAGTAACTACGTGCTGGCTATCGCAAGAGTTAAGCAGTGTTGCTTGTCCCTTGGTCCAGACATCAATACCTTTAGACTCTGTGTACTGGAAACGTAGTGACTCATCTTGGATAGGTTCAAAGAACTTGATACCTTGTCCATAGTGGAAAGAGCTTTGGCTTCGTAGCCACCAACCAGTAAGCGTCTGCTCACCAGGCTCACGGCTCTGGTCAATCTGTTGCTTACGGTACTGCGCTGTTACGCGACGATATGGTGAATCGTCAGAGTTAAACAGGAAGAACGGTAAGCCACCGATAGCTACATCGTATGCTTCACCAGTTGCTGAGTAGTTAGTAGATCCAGCAGGGTTGGATAAAACATAAGGTATTCCCTCGGTGATGTCGTCGCCGTATGGCATTGATCTCCTTAGATTGAAGTGGAAATTACTTAGTTAAAGCTGCGATCTCTTCAGTAGTCAAGCCAAGTGCAGATAACTTCTCGTTAGCTGATGCTCGTGCTGCCTCTACTGCTGCCTGTGCTGCTTCACGTTCTGCTTCTGCTACAGCGTATGCTGCTGCCTCTGCTTCGCGTTGTGCTACTTCTTCATCAGTTAGTTCTATCTCAAGAACTTCACCTGTTGTGCAGTTGACTTCGATGCGTGTTGGGTTTGCCATTGTTTCTCCTTATGAGTTCTTGATGCCGTATAGATAAAATGATGAGCCTGCTATAAATTGACCTGAATTAGTAAAAAAATTAACCTCGGTTATTGCAGAACTAACTCTATGCAAAGCGGCATTAACATCTATGTAAGCCG